TGCATCCACTGCGGATACCCAAACATCTGCTGAACTTGCAGTATTACTTTTTACTTTAAGTGCATCACCTGAAACCATAACAATTTTTGCACCACCATCCAAAACTTGCAAAGTAGATCCTACTGGTATAGGTGCATCTTTAACTATATGGATGTCGTTAGACCCATCATTAATATAAACCTCTATTGTTATCTGTGCTGTGTGAACATTTGCTATTGTTATACCAACTATGGCATCATCTGAGTTTGCTGTCCTTAAAGTAACAGCACTTGTGCCAACTCCATTTGCTGTGTTTCTTTCAAAATCTTGTGCCATGTTTTACTCCTATAAAGCTATAGCCATTGCTGTAGCAAATCCTTTTGTTGCAGAACTCCCTGCTGCATATGTTTTTATATCTGAAGCAGGTATCTGTTTTGTGGTTGTCCCATCAATCACTAGAAATCCGTCTGAGTCGGCTATTGTAATAGATGATGTTGATTTTGCTGAACCGTCTAATAAATTTAATTCTGCTGTTGTAGATGTTACACCATCTAATATGTTAAGTTCTGCCGTTGTTGAAGTAACACCATCCAATATATTAAGTTCTGCGGCTGTGGATGTAATAGAAGTTCCTGCTATTTGTAATGTTGTCGCATTTACTTCACCACTAGAACCATATATAACTGCTTTACTGTTAACTATTGTACCTGCAGATGAACCATCAACTAAATTAAGTTCTGCTGCTGTAGATGTTACCCCATCAAGAATATTTAACTCTGCGGTAGTTGATGTTACTCCATCAAGAATATTTAACTCTGTAGCAGTAGAAGTTACCCCATCTAATATATTTAATTCTTCAGGGGTTGATGTTATTTGTGTGGTGCTTGCGGCAGCTAATAAAGGTATTGTACCTGATTGATTGGGTAGATTAATTGTTCTATCTGCTGTTGGATCTACAATAGTAAGTGTAGTCTCGTGAGCATCAGCAGTAGCACCTTCAAACACTATGGCGTTTGCTGCATTCATTGTAACTGTATCTACAGTGGTTGTTGTTCCTGCTACAGTTAATTTAGGTACAAGTAACTCACCTGTGCTTGGATTATATCTTAATGCTCCTGTGTCATCAAGCAAGCCATTTGATTCATCATGAAATACTACAGGAAAATTTGTATTAGCAGTACTATCTGCAACTGTTACTGTAGCTGCTAACGTAGAATTTGCTGTTGTAACTCCTGCAATTACTGTATTAAGAGCTGTGCCATTAACTGTTATAGCATCAGCTTCAAGTGTGCCATCAATATCCACATCGCCAGATATGTCTAAACTAGCTGCATCTAGCTCACCTGATATTGTTATATTTCTACCACCAGTAATGTCTTTATTAGAATCTGTTATTATGGCTTTACTAGCTATGACTGTCCCATTTGTAATACCATCAATTAAATTTATATCTGCTGCACTAGCTGTAACACCATCAAGTATATTTAATTCTGCAGTAGTAGCTGTCACACCATCAAGTATATTTAATTCTGCAGTAGTAGCTGTCACACCATCAAGTATGTTTAATTCTGCTGCTGTAGATGTTACACCATCAAGTATGTTTAATTCTGCTGCTGTAGATGTTACACCATCTAAGATATTTAATTCTGCTGCTGTAGAAGTAATTGCTGTGCCGTTAAGATTAATAGCATCTAAATATGCGATACCATCAATATATATGTCTTTCCATTTTTTACTAGACGATCCTAAATCATGTGTATCGTCATCATCAGGTATGATGTTAGAATCTACTTCACCACCAAATACGATGTTATCTGTGTTAGCATCACCAAGAGTAAGTGTGCCACCATTAAATGTGGTTGTGCCTGTTACGGTGAGATTACCACCTATAGAAGCATTACCGCCAACCACTAAATTACCAGCTACATTTGTTAATGCTTCTAGTACATTTGTGCCATCACAATACACAAATCCAGTTGTACCATCTGGTATAGCAATACCACTACCTGAAGCTGTTTTAACTGTAACTGCCTGCCCAGTAGCATTTTTAACTATATAAACCTTACTTGCTGCAGGGCATATTAATGTTGCTGCACCACTTAAATCAGAGGTTGTGTCTGTTAAATTTAATATGGCTGCTCGTGATTCGGAGGTTGAACCATTTGCTGTGGACAATGTAGCAGAGTTTGTGCTCCAAGTGTCTATAGTCTTTAACCCAGCAACAGCTTCTTCTATCATGGAAGTTACTTGATTATTAAGTGTGTCTCCCCAAACACCTGTTAATTCACCTTGAGTAGGTAACGCTAATTTTAAAGATGTGGTATACGCTGTAGCCATTTATAATTCCTTTATACTTATTAATACATCAATAAACGAAAAACAGCAACAAAACATTATATTATACGTATTATAGCGTTTTCCGAGTTTGCAGCAGGAAAACTTATTTGAAAGTTTCCTGAACTAGATTGTTTGTCCTCTCCAAAGTCAATTACTGCAACGGCAGGATTACCTGTTGCACTCTTATATATTAAAGCTCCTCTGGCTGTAATTGAAGAAGAACTCCAAGTTACATCAGAAAAATCTAATAACGCTGTAGTGCCTGATGACGTAGGGTTTGTTGCTATGGTAAGAGCTTTACCTCCTGCATCGTAACCTGTGCCTGACACTTCATTTGTTGTGCTATACGCTGTAGTATCAGCGTTTAGAGTAGCACTAGATGTAAACAAAGCTATTTTAAAAGATTGAGATGTATCACTACTAAAATCCATCTCACCATTTAGTAGAGCTACTTTAAAGGATGTGCATGTAGCTTGTGTTATAGCCATTTACATTACCCCACATTAACTCTTTGTTGACCAGAACGATAGTAATCTTGTCTTAGTTTACCATCACCAAATTGTTTTAATAAAGTTATAGCTTGTAAATAATACTTTTCATATAGAGCAACCAAGTCAGGCTCTCCTTTCATAAATCGTATAGCTTCTACTAAAGCCCCATTTAATAATGCTGAATCAAAATTATCCCCTAAATATGTGCCTCCTGCAGTTACAATAGATGTAGGGTACTTTGCATATATGTGTTCTAATGTATAATTAGCATCTGGGATTGGAGAAAACATAAATTTTATTTTATTGCCTGAAGTGCTATGATAAGCATAAAACTTTGGTAACCCACGTTTAGCAGTTGTAGTTACGGGGTATGCCTCTCTTAAAAAGTTAACATCTTTATTTAACAAAAAAGTCTGAGTATCGTTATTTACTATTGCTAAACTATAAGTATATAAATATCCATCAGGTGTAGTATACAGCTCATTACCAGCAGTTAAACTACTACTATCAACATTACGCATCACTGGTAGGTCTACGGTATTAAATATCTTCTGCTCTGCCTGTTGAGCGAACAATGCGAACTGATCGTCTGTAAATGTGTTTTCACATACATCTGCTATGTTTGCTTTTAATGAAGTGTAGTTCATAGCTGCCTCATCACGTTATTGTCACCGATACGGTGCCAACAGCACCTTTGGCTACCAAGGTATTTGGTGTTAATTTAAACGGGTCTTTGTCACGTCCCACGGGATTAAACCCATACTGTATATTTCTGCTGTCATGTAACTCTGCAAAGTCAGGTCTTGGCTCTCTTAAAGCCTGTGGGTCATATACAGGATACATGCCTAGTTCATTTTGTGGATGGTCTTCATTCCAACATTCGGGGCAGGCTTTTATATTTGTGTCTGTGCCTCTTGTTATAACACTTCGTAGCTCACGTAATTTATATTGAAACCCACATATATCGCATATTGCTAGTGCGTTTCTACTTGAAGCAAATTTAGACGGCATATTATATCCTACCTATTCTTGGAACAAAGTTCTCTGATGTCTTTTCTCTGTCCTCTCCAGCAGCTAATGCATACTGTTCGTCATATGCTTTCTTTAACATCTCAACTCTACCCATAAGTTCGGGTACTTTCATTGCTATGTGGTATGCTAAACCTGCTACTAGACAAGGTAAAAAACGAAACACCACATCTGCAGTTTCTACACCACTTCCTGCGTCCTGTATTCTTCTCATACGAAAATATACAAATGTATAACTCTGGTCAGGCACAGGCCATA